GGAAGATAATTTGCAATTCCAGAAGAAAGAGTTCCGGGAGTAATAACTGCCGTCGTGAGAGATGCAGCATCAACTTCTGATTGAGAGGCAAGTCTTGTAACACCCAAAGTTGAAGTGGAGGCAGTTCCAACACCCACAATTGGATCTACTCCAGTTCCAGAGATTGAAATTGGAGTTGTTCCAGTAACACTCGCAACACCAGCAACTGTGTTTTGAGTTGCTACCCAATTATTATCGGTAAAGATATAAAGAACACCGTTCAGAGTGTTATACCAGAGATCGCCTTCCACCGCGTTATTTGGAGCGTTATTTCCAGCAACCACCCCGCCACCATTATCACCAGCCAAGTTAGGTGAAGCTTCCATCCACTGAGAGGAATCTACATCAGTATAATAGATGTACATTCTACCACCAACATCATCCCACCACAAATCTCCGTTGTTTGGAGATCCAGGAGGGTTAGTACCAACAGTAACAGTGGTTGCACCACCTGAACCACCTGTACTTGCCGCAACCCACTGGCCGTTCTCATAAACATAAAGAAGGTTATTAGTGGAGTCCCACCATAAGAAACCTTCAATTGTTAGATCAGGTTGAGATGTAGAAACAATCGCAGGAGGTTGAATGGCAGCTTCCCAGGCACCAACCGCATTATTATAGATGTATTTCAACCCACTAGTGGGATCAACATACGGTGAGGATGTATCTGATGGAAAATTTAATGCCATTTTACTTGTTCAGCAATTGCTTGAGTAAATCTTTAACTTCACTCATCTCCTCTTTGAGAGATGAGAGCTCGGAAACTTCACGTTTGATTTGTTCCATTTCCGTCTCTGTTTCTAGGGACCTCAGAGCTTGTTGTTTAGCAAGTCTGTATCGTGACCTATCAGTAGTCTCACGATTGTCAATGACGCCAGAGGCGTCGTCTTTATAAAGATTGGGTTGTCCCTCGACCTTGTATTTCACTTTGAGTGTGTGTTTTAGTTATTTAGATTACTCTGAACAGATGATTTGCATATCATCGATAAGAGGAGTCAGTGCCGGGTTCTGAGCAGTCATTACAATTTTAATTGCAAGTCCGTCAAACTTAGCGATGTCCTGAACACTCCAAGTGAGTGATTGCCAATCAGTGGGAGGAATTAGAGTTGGATCAATGTCAACTGAAGATCTTGCTGAGATCTTATCGATGTCATTTGCCAATCCTGTTTCGTTAAATGGAATCCAGTTGACGTTTGACAGTTCACCATCGAATCCAATGTTACGAGGACGATAATAAACCTTCACATCTGATGTACCATAAAGAATACAAGAAAGTTTTAATTCAATTCCATCACAGGGATTCTCAAACTGGAAGAGTCTTGAAATCCACTTGGCGAAGACTGAACCATTTTGATTAGTCTCAGGAACATAATTTCCTTCAGAAACTGTTGTGACCTTCTCAATTCCTGCTGCCTGAAGTGTGGCGTCTGTAAAAGTAATTCCAGAAGCCTTCAACCTGTTGACAAATCTACCAGACAACTTGAGTTTCTTAGTTGTGGAGTTGAATGACTTCACATAAGAAGTAATTGCCCCTGTTCCATCATTGAACTCAACTGTGTTGCCAGCAACGAGATTGAGAGAAGAAACATCACCAGTAAAGGTAACAGTTTTAGTGGAAGGACCATAGATGTCATCAGATGGTTGTGGGTCATCAACCAAGTTTCTAACCAAGTTAGTGTTGGTTCGAGTTAGGTCAAGAACTGGTGAAACAAAATCATTGGCTGTTGCCATAACAACACTCAGTTCCATGGAAGGAACATCACCCATTGTGGTTGAGAAGTAAGCTTCATTCAATTCATTAGCGACTTGTTTCGCTCCCTGACAATAGAAACTCTCTTCTAGAACAGTTCCAACATAATTATCAACCTTATAAGCGTTGCCAGAATTGTAACCTGTGGATCCAGCGGCCTGAGTAGATTTAATGAAAGCCTCCATAGAAGTCAATCCATGAACTACCACTCCACTGTAAACATTGGAAACTTCATATGGACGATTGTAAGTACAGGTAACAGAAGCTCCACCATCCTTAACAGATGACGTGGCTGCTGTATCTACCATAATAGTGAATGTCTCAAAGTTTGCACTCAACACTGTGTGAAGAGTATTGATACTTTCGTTGGGAATGCCACCTGGGTTACTAATAACACCATCGATAAACACTTTGTCACCAGAAGAGTGTCCATGCTTGGAGTGATAAACACGAATAACTTTAGGGTTATCTCCGAAGATCGTTGATTCCAAATCAGAACCATCGATGTTAGTTTCGATTGGATCAGTTTTGATAAGTCTGGGTTCCCATGGAGCGTTCTTCAATCCAATAACCGCTGTCTGATTAGTGAAGAACTTAGCTCTTCTCATGTTGAACTTAATGTCCATCGTTTGATCTGGTGTCCATAATCCACCGTTCTGAGACTTGAACAACGAACCCAACAATGGTTGAGTTGTCATTCTGGTTTCAGTACCCAACAGGTTCTCACCCAGTTTAGTTGTCCAAAGTGTGTACTCCAGAGAAGCAGAAGCGTGAACAACGAATGCGTAATAATTCTCAGACATCAGGAACACTGGAGCCGGGAAGTGGAACCTTGTGGCGGATGTTGCGTCATCAGATGTTGCAACCCCCATAATAACACCTGGTTCACCAGATCCAACTTTCACATCCAAAACCGCCCCTGTTCCATCACCAACAACTGTTGCGGAAGGAACTGATGTATACCCAGAACCTTGATTTGTCATCTCGACATCATAAACAACTCCACCTGCAACTTTAGCTGTTGCAGTGGCGGTTGTACCACCAGGAAGTTGAGGGTCAGAGAATACAACAGTTGCTGTTGTGTAACCACTACCAACTTTCTTGAGGTCAAGTCTGGTAACAATCAGTTCATCATTGGCGATGAAGAAGTTATCCTGTAACAATGGAGAAATCTGAGGAACAAGTTTCTCTCCAGGTAGGAACTCACCAACATAGTTATTAAGTTTAACAACATAAACGTTATTGGTAACGTTTGTTGTTGCGTTATTGGATGCAGATCTAAATGTGACCGCACTCTTGACAATACCAGTTGACCCAGATGTTTCTCCTTTTACGGTAACACCTGCACCAATTGATGTGGTGTCCCCATCCAGAAGTGTACACTGAACCTTAAGAGTAGTGTCAGAAGGCATCGATGCATGTCCACTAGGAATAATAGTTCTAGTGGGAGTGTCTGCATCTGTTGTTGTTAGATAAACTTCAACAGGTTTGGTGCTGTCCTTAGTTCTAAAGAAAATATCAATGTCAGTAACAAACACACCTTCGGCACCAGTGTTCTCAGTGTCGATAATAAATGTCTGTGCAACGGGGTCATCATCTGGATCTGGACGACGTGGGGGTGGATTTCTAACAACTGTTGTGTTATTAGTGACATTAGTAATAATATTAATAACTGGACGTGGAATCTGTTGAGTTTCAGTGTCGGTAACTCTCGTGGAGGTACTAAAAGATGGGATCCTGGTAGATACAATCGTTTCTTCAACGTCAGAGATAACACCACTGGAAGTAAAGTCTGTCTCACAGATACCCAAGATTAGATCCATATCATTAGGATTATCTTGATTATCTGTAAATCTTAGTGCTTTTGTTCCAGTGTTGAAAGTTCTTGAGGTTCCACTTGTCCTATAAGTAATGGAAGCCATTCTGGATCCATCATATTGAGCACCAACCTGTGGAGCCCTACCATTAGGAATAAGGAATACACCCTGAATGTTACCAACAGAGTCACTCATAATCTCATTACCAAATCCATTACGGAACTGGTTAGGTGTACCACGATATAGTGACTGTCCGTCACTATCAACTCTCATATTGTCAATAGACACCCAATCTGTAACATCAACATCATCAAAGAACGCATAATAACGAGTGTTGGGTTTCAGTCTACTTCCCCTGAATTGAACAGGGATAGAACGCATCGTTTCTGCCAGTTGAACATCAGTGATCCTATCACCATAAGATGTTCTTTCCCTTCTCGCAGTTGAGGTATTGATGGTTGTGGTTGTTTGTGTTCTTCTCCTGGTGTTGCCAGATTGTGACCACTTACCCCAAACTGTACCATGACCACCTTGGTTCATTGCGTTTGCTAAACCTTCAGTGGCGTCATACACTGAGTTGTCTTCAACAACCAGAGCAGGTTTTCTATTCTGATCACTGAAAGTATCAATGGGAGGATCGAGAACCAAATCACCTCTATAGGTGAACACCATATATGGTTGAACGTTAATAAACCTAGTGGCGAAAGGGTTGTCTGTATATTGAACAGACTCATAATCAACTGTGGCAATACCAGATTTCACCTTATAAGAAGCGTTAATTCTTGCTTCATCAGTTTGAACTGACTCCTCCATCGTAACTTGATCGATAAAGTAAGGAGCACGAAGGATATCGTTCTCAGGATCGATAGAGTTTCTATATTGATCTAGAGTTGTGTCACCAGCAGCGTGTGTGCCGAAGTTATCTACCACAATACCATTCTTAAAGCGGTCCAAACCAGTCACTGCGTCTCTAACATTGACGTTCAGTGCTGATTGTTCCAGAAGAGAAAGGGCAACAACCTCAGTTAGATTTTGAACAGCTCTGTCAATAACAGCGATGTCCTTCATCTGATACCGCTTGTAGTTAAACTTACGGATGTAGATGTCACTAATGTCAAAAGTGTAAGCTGGAAGGTAGATGTCATAAAGACGAATTCCACTACCCATGTCACCAACAGGTCTTGGATCTAAGGATGGTTCTCCAGGAGATAGGACCATATTGCCATTGGATTCTAAGAAGAACGAATCCCAACGTGGCAAGTAATAAAGAAGTAATTCAGCAAGGAATAAACTCTCTGTTACTGGAATTCTTGGAGAGAAACCATTACCACCATTAGAAGTGTTACGGAAGTTAGTGGAGTTCTGTGCATCAACTCCAGGAGTAACTGAAGCAATCACAGAAGCATCAGAACCTGAAGTGTTAACTGATGGACGGAAGTCAACACAATCTCTCAGTTCAAGTTTCTCTTTATCTTTCTGTTTGCCATAAACATTCTTCAATCCCAAGTTAGTGGTTGGAGTGTAAGAAGGAACGTTTCCATAACTAAAGTCAGTTCCGTTGGTGTAAGAGTCAACTGTAAAGAAGTCTCCATCACCACTATGCTCAAAGTAATCAAAGTTGAATGTTACTGCTGATGTTGCAGGTGGTCTACCATTCTTCAAAACAACACGACTTATGTCATAAACATTATCTCTTTGACCGTTATCGAAGGTGTAATTGTCAGTGACATCTTTACTACCAACCATAATGGAGTTAAGGGCGTAAACATCAGCCTTACCCAAAGAGATAATCTGTTGAGCTGCTTGGTCGGCAGTAGTTGTGTAAGTTTCATTCTTACGAAGAATCTTTCTCTTTGAAATTGCATCAGAAACAAAGATTGGAACAACAATCTTCATCTTCACTGAACTAGAGAAAGAAGATGACAGAGTATAAACAACCTTGCGACCACCATCTTGAGTGATGTCGATGTCAGAAGGAATGATGCTCCTACCTTCTAGATTGTTGGGGTCAGTCGGGTTAGAAATGTTCTCAGCAATAAAGATGCTGGTTTGTGATTGACTAGCAATGAATGTTTCATTATTCTTACCAGTTGTCAAAGTAACAGTTGATGCACCAGAAGGAACATTAACAATGAACTCACGATAAACCTGATAACTGATTCCAGTCGCCTCTTCATTTGATTCCAGAGTTGCAACAACCTGTTGAGGAAGTTGGAAAATCAAGATTTGGTCTGGACTACCTTTTGTTCTTGTTCTGATTCTCTGAACTGCGTTTGAGGTTACATTATTAGGAATCGTAGTTGTCAAATAAATTCTTGACTTGGCTCTGTTGGTACCATAACCAACTGGTTTGGTGGCAAACTCAACAACTCTGTTAATTGTGTCACCAGAGTCATCAATGAAAGTAACAATGTCACCAGCAACCAATTGAAGTGAAGGGTCTCCAGAGAAGTTATTACACTCAAGGAAGTTACTATCAGCAACTCCACGGAAAGAAGAACTATTAGCAAGTTCAAACACACTGGAGTCTGCTTGATTCTGAATCGAGATGTCAGCGGAGAAGTCAGCTGTGTCAGCCAGAGGAGAGTAGAACGACTTGGTAAGGTTGAGTGTGTTGGTTAGTGTTGAACCACGAGAGGTTGCATAACCTTTTACGTTCCCAGGCTTGGCTTCAACTTCATAATCAACACGAGCACCACCAGAAACGGCAGCTGCTGATGGGAAGTTAACAAGTTTCTGTCTACCGACTTCTGTGATTTCAATTCTGTCGGTAAATGCAATAATCTCGTTATCTGCAACGTTAAGTGTTTTGGTGGTACCAAGTGCACTTACAACAACAGAAGTCTGGGATGAAAGGTCAAACGTTGAGGAATTGCTGCCTGCATCAGTAAAGACGAAACCAGAAACTTCACCTTCTTTGAGAATTCTCGAAACCTTATTTTCTTGAGTAATTTCCTCACCAGGAATAAAGTCACCAACAACATTAGAAACCAGAAGAGTGGAAGTGGTTGAACCACCCTCAACAGTTCCAATTGACCCTGATTCTTCACCAGAGACTAAGTTGCCAACTACCCACTCTGTTCCAGAGTTAGTCACTCCAACAACTGCAAGTTCGGTGAAGTACACCGAAGTCATAATTCCTAAGTTGAATGTGGAGTTATAACCGTTAAATCCGTCTCCATTATCAATGGTGTCATTAGGACTGAGGTAACGAGGACGCATCACACCTGCAGGAATGTTATCAATCTCCTTGACTGCCAAAACAGTTGCAGAACCAATACCATCACCCCTTTGAATTGTTTGAGAGGAGTTAACAACAGCAGTGTTACCTTCTTTATAAACCTCAACAAATCCAGTTGGTGCAGAACCAATATCTGTGTTTGCAATGATATGAAATGTCTTCCAAGGTGCGTTACCAGTGTTTAGAGGTCTGCCATTGGCATCGATACCCTCACCCACAAATCCGTCAATAAAGTTACGGTAAATAACGACATCATCAAACGCAATTGAAGTACCTTCTCCACTGATGTTAGCAAAGTCAGGAGTACCAAAGGTGTTGGTGATGGTTAAGTTATAACCTTCAGTTATTTGAGTGACTGCATCAGTTCTACTTTGGAAATTTCTGGACTTACTGCCATACAAATAAGCATTCTGAGTGTACTCAACTTCATATCCTCTCACATAAGCCTTACCGGGAGAAGCATTCAAAACATAAAAATTATCGGCTTCTTGATACGTAAGACCTGGTGTCTGACCTTCTGCTAAAGTACTTCCTGGAATGTTAGGATATAATCCAGTATTTTCATCTGGTGTATAGAGACCAGTGGATTCTTCAGTTCCATCATTCCAATATTGCATTGGGACAATTGGAAACTCACTAACAATATAATCTCCAGACTCATCAAATGTTCTTCGAGCGAGAACATCATACAACCAGTCCCACTTAACAGTCTGCTTAGGAGTTGCGAGAATGTTACCCTGTGTAACTGTCCTCAGGGTGATAAAGTTTGGATCAATTGCATCCTGATCTCTTACCACTAAAGTAAGAGTAATCTTAAGTCTGTCAGCACCAGGTGCAGCAAAGTTTGAAGATCCCTGAGAGTTATCCAAGATCGAAGGATCTTCAGAAGAAGTTATAACTTCTTCAGTAACAAGGAACCCAATTTTGCAAGTGGGTCTTGAATTATACTTAGAGATAATGATTTGTTGATCGTCATTTCTGATAATCATCCCATCAATAAAGTAAGAACCCTCTGTAACACGGAAGAGGGCGCCTTGTCCTAATGGAGTTGATGTAATTGGCTTACTGATTCCATTAACACCAACAGTGGCTGTGATGTTATTAGGGTTAGTAGATTCAAGAATCTCACCTTCGTCAAAGGTATCAGTTGAAGTGGAAGTACCAGCATCACCATATGTTACATAAAAAGTAACGTCGTCATCATCAGTTTTATCAACAGCAAAGTTAACAGTGGCAACAACACCAGAAGTTGCACCCTTTAATTCATATCCAACATAATCCTGTACGGAAGCACCTTGAGTGATAGACGAAAGTCTAACATAAGCAGCCGGAGCTTCATATTGTGTTTCGCCAGGAACAACATTATCACCTTCTGTAAGGAAACGAGAAGCAAGTCCCTCAAGTTGGTTTTGTATAATTGATTGTTGTTGTGTTAATTCTCTCGCCTGAATTGGAAATCCTGCTTTATAAAGAATTTGGTAGAAATTCTTCTTAGGATCATAATCATCATAATAAGGCGAAACGTTTAAATTCTTTTGAATTGCCATCGGAGGTGTCGCTTTCCTTTTTTGTTATTTAGTGTGGATTCTTGAAGCTTAATATGATATAATCAGTGAAATTGTTTCAGTCTGAGTTTGTTGTCTTAAGATTGGAGCGTTGTTTGTTAAGTAAATGAGATTACCGGAGTATCTCTGATATTCAGGTTCTGCATATCCATCAAAGAACTCAGAACTCTGTAACACATCATCATAATCTGTTTCCGGTGAAACAATCATCCCAGAAGTTAATCCAGTAACATATCCTGCTCCGGCAAACTTATAAAGGTAACCATCAGAATCTACATCAGTTTTTGGATTCTGAATAAATCTTACAATTCCATTGGTGGGGTCCCAACCAACAATTGTTCCGTTTGCCACCTTGCTAACATCAACACCATCCTGAACCACAGTTACTGTTTGATTAATTTTCTCACCAACTGTAAAAGTTGTTCCACTGAGAATTGTTACTTTAATT